GTAATACAAGTTGTCATACGTATTCATAACTGCACTACGCCTAGAGTCATCGTGCATTACGCACCTGACCGAGACGCCTTTACCTTCCTTGACCTCGCCACCATAGTGCGAAACTATGATTCCAATAGGAATCTCAGTGGTATCGGTTATGCCCTTTTTCTTGTGACGTGCCACCCTGGACCAACTTTGTGCAGGCAAGTGCAGTCTCCTTTACACATATCGTGTAGTTCTTCGGCCTTACTATCGTTACCTCTGGTGTTGAAGTCGCCAGCTACCTTACACTCATCACAGATCACAGTTCCCCCTTATGAAGTTGCATAGCGATTTTTAGTCGCTCTTCCTCCGGCAGTTCTTCCTGCACCAACTCATCGCTTTTTGTTTCTTCTGGCGAACTCTGCGTCCAAATCTCGCTCGTCGTTATCTTGCCTTGTGGTACGGGCATCTAGCCACTCTCCTAACGGTTGTATCACCCAAGCATCTTCGATGCTGGCGTTGCGTCTCTTTACTATGACGAAGGCCGGAGGTGCAACCACTTGACCTCTAGCCTTCGCATAGTTGGCTGCCTCAGTCTGAGCTTCTGCCCAGAACTGCGGAAGATTCATACTCTTACGGTTCTTACACTCCAGAATGTAGGTCTGACCTGCGATTATGCACACAATGTCACCCTCATCGTTGGCTCCAGCCTTAGCCAAACGCTCGGCAAAGTGGCCCAAAGATCGGATGAACTTCATAACGTCCGTCTCAAACTTAGTTCCCTTTGCCTTGTTGTAACTGCTCATACAGCCATCGCGTTCGAGTGTAATAAAGCCCTGCCCATTGAATCCGAGTCTCGGATATCACAGCAGGCGAAGTTGGTAAACAGACCTGTGTAGTCCTTACCATCAGCAGCGTGCTTGCCAAATCGGTTCTTGACACAGGCGACCCTTAGCACGTGGGTATAAGGATCGTAACCGAGTGTGAGTATCAGCGCTGGGAGTTGGCTCACCTTACCGTGAATAGCCTTGCGAGCCGAAGGCTCAAAGACTGAGCCATATTCACTCTGCTCTGATACGTGATGCAGGACCATTACGCAAGCATCTGTCTTGCGAGCCATATCGTGGAACTCCACCATAATCGCCCTTAGTCCTGCCCATTCATTATCCGTCTCTGCTACTACGTTCATCAGGTTATCAATGATGATTAACTTCGGAGCTTCACCATAGAGTTCAACGTAAGCCTTAACTTCGTGTTCGATGTCATCTATGTTAGGACTGGAGTCAAAGACCCACTGGATATGCTTCATATTCTCCAGATCCTTAGCATAGTAGTTAGGGTTGTTTCTTATGTTGTTCTCTACTGTGGTCTGAACGTGGCCCGAAATGTGAGCTGCTGCTCGGATCATCACTGTAGTTGTATCGGTATCTGCGGAGAAGAACAGCGTTGGCACTCCTGCCTTAATCGCGTAGACAAGAGCGAACATAGACTTACCAGCGTTAGGAGCAGCAGCGACCATACATAGTTGTCCTCTACGGAAGGTCACTTCCTTAGCCTTCAGGTTGTTCCACACCACAGGCAACGGTTCTGCACTACTGTGCGAACTGCGCCAAGCGCGGTCTAACCTAAGCACTTAACTCCTTTGGTAGCTTTATGTTCCTTGCTTTACGTATGTCTTCTCGTTGCTGGGCGACAAGACCGCCCCAGATTCCGTGACGTTCATATCTAATGCCCCATTCGGCACATTCAAATCGGTGGGTACATTGCGCACAGATACTCTGTGCTGCTCTGACGAGACTGACGTCTCCTCCCTTATCAGGGAACCAGAGATCACCACTGACTTGCGCACATAGCGGAGCCTCGTACTGACGTGGCTCTCGCACCTAATCACCGGACCCAGATGGTCTGGCACTTGTCCGGCGCTCCCTTTGGAGCGGCGCACATATAGCCCTTCCAAGGACCCTTTGCTCCGACACCTTCTTTGTAAACCATTGCACCGTGACGGCAGGCTTGCCCACCCGCTGGCGCTGGTGCAGCAGGTGCTGCTACTTGTCCTGAAACGACAGGAGCTGAAACGGCTGGAGCATATCCACCGCCACTAAAAGATTTGCTAACGCTTGAAATGAGGGCTGAAAAGTCCTGAGCTGCGGTTAGCAGCGACTCCAGTTCCTCCTTGCTCGCAGCATAAAGGTTGATAAGGGTTCCATCTGGTGACTTGAAGTTCACCTGGAACTTGGTTGATTCTGGTGCAGCCATTTACTTTCCTCCATTGTGTTTGATTGAGAGCCTTGCGCTCTCCTTACCTTGTTTCGTCGGCACGTAACCCAGTGCTTTCTCCACTGCATCCTTGTCGACTGTGTTGCTCTGGAATGTAGACCACTTAATCTCAAATCCAGTGTTAGTTACTCCAACAACTCCCTGTAGTTCTTCTCGTACAGCATCTTTGAGAACCTCTAAGGACTTGATGGATTCATCTAGTTGAACATATTTCATAACAGTTGCTGCTGTGGCTTCATCCTCAATAAGAGGCAGGTCAGCCTTTGTACGTTCTTTTTTTAGACCAACGCATCCCATCTCGCCAGAGGCGTCATAGTATTTGCAATAAAACTTACAGTAACTCTCGTCCCTTTCAGGATCTGGGATGACCGCATCGACTTTTATTGCTTCTAACCAGTTGAGCGCCTCTAGCGCGAGGGCCTCGTCGTATGGTTCAGAGTGAACAAGGATGTCCCGCTCATCACCATCCCGAGGTATGGCTACTAAGTTCACCGTCGTGACCTTCCCCAGTCCCGACTTAGAGATTAGGTAGCCATAAACTTGTACTTGCCAGCGCTGTTGTTGGCTTGGAAAGTAGTTAAGGTTCTTATTCTTAACCGTCTTCCAGTCAATAACGTCCCCAGTCGATGGGATGTAGCAGTCTACGTGAGCTTTCATATCGCCGTATTCAACGGTCTGCTCTAGTAAGACTCCTTCTTTTTCGGCAAGTGCGTTCTCTATTGCAGCGTGTATCGCTGTACCCATTATCGCTGCGAGTTTTAACTCGTTGTCATTGGTCTCTGGCTGACCATTCAGCCGATACCAAACCTTACGTCGGCAACCACCTAACTCCGATGGCCCAATCTGTACCTGTGTTGATCTACCGCGCTGGTTCTCCTTTTCGTGAAGAGCTTTGACCAGCATATCTTTTATATCCACCCGTAGTCCTCCCACTTGGTGATTGTGATGTTAAAGAATAGCAGGCTTATCTGACAAATCTTTGCCACAAGATTCGTCGACTTACTGGGTATGTATTCTGTTTCGTAGTAAAAATCAATCCCAATAGACCAGTTGTTCCAATGGTAACGGTTGATATGAACCGTCCAAGCCTTCCAATCTTTCCTCATCAATCCCTCCTAGATTGTGTAACCAACTGTAAAGGCAGGTGGGTGTTGACGTCAAGCACCGACGCAATCTCAACAGCTCGTTTAGCGTGTCGCTCTACGTTAGCAGGACTAAGACTATTGCGCTGACCGTAGAGATAACCAAGAGCAAACTGACCACCCGAACCAAGGCCATATATGCCGTAGTCCGTCTTGATGAACGAGAGGTCAACCGCAATATGGAAGAGGTTGCCGCTAAACGCGATAAGGTAGTCGAAGCCTGAGTCTTTCTCTTTGACCGCTTCATAGGGGTCATATCCATTCTCCTTGAACGCCGTGAGTATTGACGGTAGAACTTTCTTGCCCATCCACTGCACAGGATCTGCACCCTTGTAAATCGGTGGAGTCCAGTTGTAGGCGAGGATATCCCCTGGGCGAGAGTCTCCAGTAATGCCTAGCAGGTATCTTCCCACTGGGACTATCTTTGGAGTAGCTGTGGATATCGTCCTTAAGTTATCTTCAGTAATCTGACTATCTGCCACTAAGACGGCGTAGCCGTCCATCTCTACTCCGACAAGTGTGGTCACTGGGGAAAGTTATCACTAAGACCGGCGTGTCGCGCTAGCGACACCAACTCTCTGATTACAATATGAGCGTCAGCGAATCTATACGGTAGGGCGCGGGTTGTGATGAGCGCCCGTGCGGGGGCGGCGCGAAGCGCCGAGGCGACCGACCCCAGGAGGGAGCCGTCCCGAGCAATGCCTGCCACACCATCCCTGCCGGAAAATAATCTACCACCGGTTCAAGCCTCCGACCTGCGATCTATTGGCCCGACGCACCAGTGCGTCTGCGGTTGCACTGTCTTCATAACCTACGCCCAGTTTGAAGATTACGACATAGCTTGGTATGGACTAGACGTAGAATGCTCCAACTGCGGGAACCTATTGAAAGCACCTTGCCCAGTAGATAAGCCCTCTGAGGCGCCTTAGAAGCCCGATTTAAGGCATAAAAAAAGAACCCCACCGTTTCCGGTGGGGCCTTATCTCGCAGCCTGCTCTACAAGTTACTTCTCTGCAGCCTCGTCAAACTTGCGACCGAACTCAGCCTCAGCCTTGTCAGCCCACTTGACGATAGGGGCAGTCAAGCCACCAATCAGGATGGCGTATTCAGGTGCGATATCAGTCAGTAGGGCGATGCCCATTGTCACTGCTGATGCAAGCACTGCTCGGAGGTAAGACTTAAGTACAGCCTTGAACTCCGGGGTCTTGAACTTAGCGATGTACTTCTTCATTTTTCTACTTTCTTCTTGGCCTTGCGCTTCAACCTAGCCTTGACTTTATTGACAGCCGTAGGCTCTCCCATCCAGCCAAACCAAGGACTGGTGTCTTTGGCATACTTCGGCTTGATGGAAATGTGTATGTGCTTGGTGTGCTGGTTGGCACCGGTGTAGGTAGCTACCCCATCATCTTCGGTCCATATCTTCCCACTGAAGATTAGATACTTGACCCTAGCATCCTGTCGTAGCCTGATGAATAACTCACCGCAGTCAACCCCATTGTGGGGATCGTGGCTTAAATCAACAGCAAGACCGGTGTTGTGGTCTGAGTTTGGGTTCGCTCGAAGGTGAGCCGATGAAGGTAATAATCCGTCGGACGACTTCCTGCGCTTGGGCCACAGCGCTGTCGCTTGCCTCAGCACAGCAATAGCCGCAGGACTTGCTACTTTCACAACTTTGCTCATTCATTTCCTCAGTGCTTCCTTAACTAACTCTGTCAATAGGTCAACCTTCTGCTCTAGGTGATTGACCTTATCCTTGATACTTGACCCGCCATTGGGCTTTAGTTCCGAGAGGTAATGCTTGGTTAGATGTTTCACTCCCATTGCCGCTGCTCCGACTAACGTGGTTGCGGATACGGCTAATCCAGCCCATTCGGTGGGTGACATTTATGGCTCCTATACTGACCTGATAGTTGCAACAAGGATGCCTCCGTAACCGGAGAATCGCTTGTCTGATGGTGTGCGGTTTACGAAATCAAGTTCTTCAATAAGGCCGATGAAAGACTCCCCGGTTCGGAAGTCCTCGATACGAATGGTGTCGCCCTGATTCTCTATGGACTCCAGTGCAGACAGGCGTTCGTAGGCTCTACCAAAGTAGCCCACCTCAACACCGAACTTATCCATCTCTCTATCAAAGCAGGCAAGCGGGTATTGGATTAGGCGCTGACGCGGTACTGCAGGTAGCGACTTCAACTGGTAGCCGGTGAATAGTGGCCCCTTGGTGCTATCGCTAGCAGAGCGAGTCAGTGTGAACTTGAATCCTAGATATTCTTGAGGTAGCGCTGGGTAAGAGACGTTAATCTCTTGCACGTCTTGACCCTGCGAGAATGTGCCAAGTGAGTATTCAACATCTTGGTTATCTACCGACTTGATGGTAATGCCACCATTAGCGGTATCGATACGGGCCTGTAGCAACTTGAATATCTTTGCCTCTAGGGTGTTGTATCGGACGAAGCCAGTCTGTAGATAGCCAGATGGGACAAGCCTTGTATCGGACTCTATGTAGACTGCACCATCAGTTCCGTTGTAGTTAGTGCAGAAAGCAATGCGGTCTGTGCCATTAACGAAAGCGCAAGCAGTGGTGTATCTGCCACTGACACCGCTGTAGTAGGTATCCCAAGCGTAAGGGAATACCAAGTTCCCTAGCGGTTGGCCTAAGTCAATGCGGGTAGTTCCCGGGGCGCCGTCTACGTTAGTAGCAGCCCAGACAAACTTATCTCTTGCAGCGAAGTCATAGACTGGCTGCTCGGAATTGAATAGCAATGGGCCGTAGGCCAGTGAGCCATCGTCAGACACCGCTGCTACTCGCACGCCCTTAGATGTGCCAATCATCATATAGCCAAGGTAGTAGTAAATCTTGTAGACAAGTTCTCCGCTAGGCATCTCGGCTGCAGTGATAGCGCTGCTAAGGCTAGGCATAGCGCCAGCAGAAGTCAGAGTGAACTTCTGGATATTGGACTGACTACCTGAGTAGCCGGTTACGTAGATAGCAGCACCGCTTGAAGTGATGCTAGTGTAAACAAAGTTGTCTACCGGATGGGTGTAGACAGCAGCAGGCAGGGCTGATGCCGTAGTGGTTATCTCATAAACTGCGTTATTGATACAAGCCACAATACGTTCCTTGGTGAACTCAAGGACAGCATTGGTCACTACCACTGATGAGGTTTTCCACATCAATGTGGGAGATACAGTTGCATCATCGTCGAGCAACTTCTTGTACATAGCAGTCTTATCAACACCAGAATCGTCAATCAGGGCAAGCCAGTAGGCGTAGACACCATCATCACAAACTGCGTAGATTCGATAGGCCCCGACCACTGAGTAATCCTGGAAGTGAGTATCGTTACTTGTGGCAGTTCCTGCTGGGCTAACTGGTGTTGAGGCTACGTTTGCAGCAGTCTTGGCGTAGGAGAATGTATTTGCCGTTACTGCTGTGATTGTGTATGAGCCATTGAAGGTAGCATCCACACCTGAGACATCAACCGTCATACCTACTGCCATACCGTGAGCAGTGGCAGTCAGCGTAGCGACGTTAGAGGTCAGAGCCTTATTGGTCACCGAAGCAGTGATAGTTGGATAAACCTTGTTTAAGTCATAACCATCAAGCAGTAGGCAACCGTCATAGGTATTGCCGCTCTTAGTCCATTTGATGGAACGCAAGTGCTGCCCCGGTCTACCGTTGCTGTAGATAGCGGTAGTAGTTTGATGGCCTTGGTCAGCATCAAGGATTAGCGTTGCCTGTCCTTTAGTCCAGACATCAAGCCCCTTGCTCTCGGTGTATTGAAAGCGAAGCGACTCATCCTGAGCAGGCTCAAAGTATTTGATGCCTTGGCCCAGATGGAATGAGGACTGGCTTCTAAACCACCAACCGGTTAGCGACTGCTCGCCAGCCTCGCGGGTCTGGTCGTATTGCTGCTTACGATACTGAGCAGTGACACGGCGGTAGGGACTTTCATCAGATGCCATTAGGAAGAACGGCTGCCCATTGATGGCTACGTCATAAGCCTCGCCAGTTGGCGTGTAGACCACTGGCCCTTGCGGGTTTGATAACGGTACCGGGATTGCCTCGGTAATGTCATCGCCATAAGGTGGGACCATTATTACTCCTTAAGTTAAGCGCCTAAATACTGGACTTGAAAGGTTGTTAAGGTTGAACCACTGCTGATGTTTAGACTGGTAGTAGTTGTAACGTCTTGCCGAGCGTATAGTTCAATGTAATCGCCAGCGACCAAATCTATTACAAAGTTAAATGGAACTGTGCAATCAATAGATGCTGACGATGGA